AGCAGGTATGGATCTGGGGAATGAGCTAGAGACAAGGGCGCTGAGAGCTTGGGGAATAAAGCGCGCTATGGATGAAATAGAAGAAAAACTTCGAGCTAATCCTAACATTTTGAAAACAATGGGTCCTTTAGCCGGGCGACTGAGTCAATGGACCGCACAAGCAACTGGGGAACACAATTGGGCTTCGATGAAAGGAATGCAGGACTTTTTGGTGGATTTGGGCGTTCAAAAAGACACCATAGGACGATTACAGTCAGGCGCTGCGATGACTGAAACGGAACAAGAATTTTACAGAAATCTTGTTGGAGATATCACCTTGACTCCTGCTGCTTTCGTTCAGCGCATACGAGCAGTGGGGAGCGCATTTGGCGCAGAAGCAAAATCTATATATAGACGAGGACTAATTTCTCAGTACGGCAGTCTTGCAGTTCCAGATAAAGCTTGGGATCTTCTTATGCCACCGTCTAAATTAGAATCAAACAAACGAAACTTAGATGGTATGCCAGCAGGGACGACACAGTTCAATCCCGACACAGGACAGTATGAGGTAGTTAAATAATGGAACTTCTGACACCACAAGAACAAGAAATTTTTAAGGCAGATGCTTACAATCGCTTCATGCAAGAGAGAGGTATCTCCAGAGCGTTGACACCAGAGGAAAAAGTCGAAGCTCTCAACGCTGCTGGGCAGAAACCATCAGGGGCTCCTACTCCCCAGCCAGAGCCAGGGTTTCCTGAAAATGTGCGCGACATTGGAGCAATTTATGCAGCACCGACATTTTCGGAAAAGATGGCTGAGGCTCAAAGAAGGGTTTTGAGCATTCCAGGTGCTGTTGCAGAGGGCACTCTCAAGGGGCTTGGCGATATAGGAAGATCAATTGGTCAAGGGACAATTTTACCAACAGTGGCAGACATTGAACAAGGAGCACCGTCTGCTTTGGGACAAGCTGGGCAGACGGTGTCTGGATTGGTACAGGCGGCTGTTTCTCCTATTCAGACAGCAGAGAATATTATTACGGCATTTAGCAAGCCTGAGATAGTGCGACAGATGCTGGCAGGAACATTGGATTTTGGAAAAAGAACCCGAGAGGGCGACTGGTTGGGCATGGGGATGGATATTCCTTTCCGTGGGCTTCTGCGTAAGGGCGCAGATGTTGCACCTCCCCAATTAACTCGACAGACGCCAGATGCGGAGAGAGTTGACCCAACATTTCATTACCTCCCGGAACATTTTCTCGCAGATGCGAGAGCGCGTGATATACTTGCACGCCAGGGAGTAAATTTACCTAAAATAATACAGGAAAAATTTCCCTGGTTATCAGGGATAGGTTCGGGCATACGATCTGGCGCAGAAGGGGTAGGGATAGGGCTTCTTGATGCGCTGGCTAATGTCGGCTTGGGTTCCAAGGGTGGAGCGAAAGAGGTGTATAGAGGGCTGGAAAAGGCACAGAAGACCCCAGAAGGAGCCGAAATAGTAAGACGCGTGCAGGCAGGGGAGGGGTCGCTGAGGGAAGATATAAAAATTAGGGTAGATGACCATATGCACCAAAAGCTTATAGACTCTAATGATGTGTATGGGGAACGGCTTGATCAAATCATTGAAGGCACAGGGGGAATGGAGCAGGTCGATGTTCCAAGGTTGGTCAAACAAGTCAGAAACGAGTTGGAGAATTCCTTTAAGGTAACATTAAAGCCGCAACGCAAGGAAGATCTGCCAGATAAGTCTTTTACAGAAATGACTGAAAAAGAAGCGGGTGCATGGATTGACGCTCACCGACCTTTCGATGCTTCCGAATATCCTGCTTTCGGTGATTTTCCCTCTTTGGTCACGGGGGATGAGCGGATCGTAAGAAAAATTGTCGACGAGATGAATCGACTGGAAGCCTCGGGGGGAACAGTAAAAGATGTTCATCTCTCCTTCCAGAGAATCAAGTCCTTATCTGAATCCCCAGATATTGGCATGGCATCTTTTGGTGATAAGATCCTTGCGAAAACTGTTGATCAAATTGGGGAGGTCCTCGGAGATGCCTCTGACCCACTCAAAGAGCTCAACAACAGCCACAAGAAGACCAGAGATAATATATCAGATCTTCAGAAACAGTTTTCTATAACAGGATCAGAATCCGCAGAAAACCTGTTTAAAAAATTGACGGAACCTTTTGAGGCTAAAGGTATTACTGTCAACGATAAATTGGAATTAATAAAACAGTTGGATTCAGAAATGAACGGGACACTCCTTCCCTGGGTTTTGGGAGAGATGACCCGACCAAGGACTGGTAAGGGTTGGGAGTCTAAAGCACTTCAAGCAGGTGCTGTGTTGGGAGGCGTTTTAGGCACTGTTTACCTTCCTGTCCCGGCAACAGGGCTTGCTGTTCTTGTTTTTGGTGCCGGGGCATCACCGCGCTCCATTTCTTTCGTTTCACGCCTGCTGGGAAAAGAACAATACAAGAAATTTTTGGGGAAATTAGAAGAGCTTAGAGGATCAGCAGTTTTAAGCGGTGTTCCGAAAACAGTTGGGACTGTGGAACGGGCAAGACAAAGAGAAGAAAACAGGTCCCTCGAAGATTTATTAGGCATATCATCGAGGGGAAGTAGACCTTTTCAGGAGTAATTACTATGGGGACAATATCACAGACATATAGCTTTGTAGCAGGATCAATTCCTACAGCAGCAAACTGGAACAGCAACTGGACAACGGTTCTGGGACTTGTCAACGGAGCTCTTGACAGCGCAAATGTCGATAAGACAAGCGCTGATGCCATCATGGTGGCAGATACAGCACAGACCCTTACTGCTGCAAAAACCTTCAATGATAACGTCAAGGCACTCTTCGGCACAGGATCTGATGCGGAGATCTATTACGATGCTACCAACCTCGTCATAGAGCCAAATGCAGTGGGTTTAGGAGTCGTTCAGGTCAACGGGGGCATCACTGTAGGAGTTAATGATACAGGGCATGACGTGCAAATGTTCGGCGCTGCTGCTGGAGCATACATGCTCTGGGATGAGGATGCCAATGCTCTTGATGTCAGGGGAGCTACTGCCGCCGGAGCAGGGGCAATCAGTCTTGAAACTGCGGAGCTTACCGTAGTGGATGGTGATATTCTTGGAAGGATAGACTTCTCTGCCCCTCTTGAAAGCGATGGCACAGACGCTATCCTTGTTGGTGCGAGTATATGGGCAGAAGCAGATGATACTTTTACCGCAACAAATAATGATACGGACTTGGTATTTGCAGTTGCGGAGTCAGAGACAGCAGCAGAGCGTATGCGACTGAGTTATAACGGCACTGCTGCGAGTTTAGCCTTAACGGGTGCAACGGTGATGACGCTTAGTGATGGTAGTATCACAGACTCAAGCGGTGCAATTAGTTTTGGCAATGAAAATTTAACCTCTACAGGGACAGCAGATTTTGGTGCAACAACTGTTGACAGCTTGAATGTCAGCGATGGGAATATCACCAATGTGGGACAGATAGATGTAGACAGTATCGTGGGTGATTCGGACGCAAATAGCAATATCACATTTGAGGGCTCTGATATTATCACAGTGACAACAGGTGGCACGGAGCGTGTGAGAGTAGATGCCAGTGGACATCTCAACTTAGGGCTTTCGACTTCGCATAGTCACTGGGCGAACTACACAGCATTTAACATTGGTGGCAATGGCAGCATCGTTTCAAACACTGCTGCTGCTGCTGGAAACACAACAGCAATATATAACAATGCATATTTTGATGGCGTAAATATCAAATACATCTCCACAGACGAAGCAGCTAACTATTATATGCTTAACGGTGAACACGTATTTAGAGTGGCTGCCTCTGGCGATGCTGGAACCAACGTACCCTTCACGCAAGCACTAACCATCGACGCTGCGGGCAGTGTTATAATTGGCACTGCTGCTATTGCTACAAGTGCTTCTGATGGTTTCTTATATATCCCATCAATGGCAGGTGCGCCAAGTGGTACGCCGACAGACAACTCCAACCTTTCTGCGATATGCCACGATACCACAAATAACAGGATTTACCTCTACGATCACGTAAGCAATGCGTGGGCATATGCTGCGCTGACATAAGGAGTATAAAATGGCGAAAATCAGTATCACAGTAACAGATGAACAGGCAGCAGTTTTGCCATTGGCAGAGGGGCAAACCGTTGCAGAGTTTTGCCAGTATCAGATCAACTTCATTGCCCAACGCAATTTAGAGAACAAGCGTCAGTGCGAATTTGATGCACTGACGGATGCACAGAAAGCCACAGCAATCACCGCAGGTAAAGCAGGGTAAAAATTTAGCAGCCAGACGGGAGGGACGAGTTGAAAGTGATCGCTATCGGTTACAAAGTTAAGGATATGATCTGATGGTTGAACCTATCATCGCATTTATCACGGGATTACCTCCGGTTATGCAAGGTGTCGTGATTTGTGCAGGAATTATTTATGCCCCCCAGATATTCAAGTGGGTAAATGACAAAAGGAATGGCAATGAGGGGGTCAAGACCCCCATCGAGCATCTTGTTGTGCCTGAACTGGTCAAGATCAGTGAACATCTCTCTTTGGTGAATGAGGCGGTAATTAAAATGGAAAAAAACGTCATTCGTCATGGCGATATTCAAATGTCCACAGGAAATAAGCTCAATCATATGAATGAGTTTATGGTCGTGGTTGCCGACAGGTTGAAAATAGATCGACCGGGAGATTGACCTGCTTAAATATGAATTACTTGACAGCAGGTCCAGTAAATCGGTAGATGTCGTTCCTTACCCTGTCGAAAAGAGGGGCACAATGGCTCTCTCGTACGAAGAGAAAAATCTGTTTGATAAGCACGGATTATCGAAATATGTCGGAAAAATGGTCATGCCTACGAAGGAGGTCGTGGGCATTCTGAGGCAGATCGACTTCGAGCACGGCGAGGCGATGGGTGCGCGACATAAACTGATGAAGGTGCCCAGAAAAAAAAGAGGGACGATTGACCGCATCGGTAAGAAAAGAGTCAAGGAGAGCGCATGGGATCACATCATAACAAATTGTCTGTCACTGCCGATGACGCTCATGGCAGCATGGGGGGCAGGAGAATTAAGCATATTTGTCGCAATGTCAAATTTTTTGAATGCGATCCTTGGTCCGATCATAAAATACCAACAGAAAAAATATGAGTCACATTAATGGGGGGGGGAAATGAATCGAGAAGACATAGCTGCGAAGATCGAAGAACTGCAAGAGCAGTCGCAACAGCGCCTGAGCGTATTGGCACAGGCAGATGCTGTATGGGCAAATTTGCAGGGACAGGTCAGCGCGTATAACGAGATGTTGGGCAGCATAGAAGAAGATTTGAAGTCCGATCCTAAGAAGCAGGGGGCGAAATAATGGAAGGCATTATAGCATTTTTGAGCGACAATTGGGGCACGCTGCTGGCAGTTTTTTATGTCGCCGAGAAGGTTGTAAAACTGACGCCGACAGACAAGGACGATATTGTTTTTGACATTGTCGTGAGTGGATTAAAAAAGGTTGTGTCAAAGAAAAATGGCAGATAAAACCGATATCCATCTGGGACTGCCGCGTACGCGCCCAGAGAGAAAGGCACCGCCTGTGAAAATATCGAAAAAACCCACAGGAGTATTTTGGTGGATCGTGGCGTGTGCGCCCATAATTTTTTTCATCTGGCTGCTTGATCTGGCGAGCCGATGAAGCCTCCAAATAGGATATCCTGTTACAATTTTCGCGTGGTAGATATCACCAGGATAGTCGATGGCGATACGATTGATGTGGTCTTTGACCTCGGCTTTGACATCCTAAAACGCGAGCGCGTCAGGGTAGCTGGCGTAGACACTCCGGAGAAGCGCACGCGTGACCTCGAAGAGAAAGCTCTGGGTATAGAGGCTACAGAGTGGATGCAGTCGCGTTTACAGGGCGTTTCGCGTGGGGATGCGACTTTGGTCATCCGTACCGAAAAAGATCGATCTGCGGGGAAATACGGGCGACTGCTGGGGTGGCTGTACCTCGACGATGATACAGTCAGTCTCAATGAGAAAATAATTGAGGAAGGGTATGCGTGGGAATATGAGGGTGGGAAAAAGGAGAAAGATTTTGAGATCTTGCGAGCAACCCGCGAGGCATACTCAGAAAAACAGAAAATAGTGGTGCCTGAGTGGCACTAAAAAAACACAAGGGTTTAAAGGAGACAAAACCCTTGTGTTCACACACACACTGAAAAACTAGGAGTGATTTTAATATAAGATCTTTGACTTGAGAAGTCAAAGAATTACAGATAAGAATCCCCGATCAATAGATTTTCTCCTTTTTTTCCTTGCCTTGTTTTAGGATGTTGACTATTATAGTTACACTTGCGATCAGAAGTTGAGCCAATTATTGTTAAAAAAATAACGCGTTTTACCCCGATGCACTCTCTGGTCGCAAGCCAAAAGCATCGGGGGTTTTTTTTGCAGTAAAATCGTCAGTAATGGAAAGTCGGTAGTGCATACCGACCCGTAGTACGGTACCTGCGCACCTGCTCAATCGGCTTGGGCGGTTAAGTGCGGTATCGAAAAAAGGCTCGGCTCGTCCATCTCAATCGGTTCAGGGGAAGCCCTCCGCTGCTGGCACCAGTGGGGGGACTATAGGGGGGCAACCACTTCCCCTAATCGATGAGTTTGGTTCAGTCAGCCTTTGGTCTTGGTTCATACGCCAAATTACCACCTTAGTTGGGTACGCACTGAGGTGTTGCCTAAAAAAAATGCTTGACCACGCATGGGAAATTTGTTAAATATTGGGAACAATAAAAGGCGCGTCATGTGTCCGTGTCTTTATGAAAGTAGACGCGGTGTGTTCGTTGACGGCGAGCACCGCGTCTTTTTTTTGTGCCTATGCTATAGGGGAGGGATGTTCGATACCTGATCTAATTTGGAGTTGGGTCAATTGAATAGTGCTCCAGTTATCCAATTTTGAGCACTGTTCAATTGGTAAACCTCCACGTCGATTTAGCTTGACTTGGAATCGGATAATACGTATAATTATTCTATCGGGTGACAGAAGTGTCACCCGATAACACACACAAAAGGGTGACACTTCTGTCACCCAAGGAGGGTTAGGATGAAGAGAATCGAGAAGGATATCGCTTTGCTGAACAAGATCGGGTCCTCGTTTACGGTCACCCCGACTGAGGTATTGATCGCAGAGAAGATCATCAACCGAGCGACAGAAAATGGGTGGATACCTGGGGGTATGGAATACACCCACACCATACTGGAAATCGCTGATGCGATTGATGCATACCGTGACTGGCATGTCGAAAGGGAGGTGGCGTAATGAAAGTTGACCGTGTTGATCCCTGCAACATATACAGAGAGGAGATGGAGATAATCGCCGATGAGGCGATTGCTCATTTTGTCACGAAAGTTTGGGGAGAACGATCTTTCAGCGCTGGTATCGCTTCTCTGATTTCCCAGTCGCACGAAGAGGCGATCATGAGTGCGTGCGATGCGATTGAATCAAGGGGTCGGATACTGCCGTGATTCGTTATGTTTTTTTGTTTTTATGGGTTATCATCCTGTTAGTGGGGGATTAAAAATGATAAGGAATTTTTCCTTATCGATGCCTGTGGGGTATGATGAGATTACCATAGAGTTTTTGGTGACCCCTGGATCAAGTCCGACAAACTTCGATCCGGGGTATCCCCCAGAGCCAGTGATAATGGGAGTCGTCTACAGAGGACGACCCCTGAAAAACGTAGAGCGGAACATCGACCGACTCTACGACTATCTGTGGCAAGAACATTTTGATGTGGGGACACACCCCCTCAAAAAAAAAGTTCGAGGGTGTCCGTACATCAAATAGAGGATAGGCATAGCGCAGTCTTTATACGTCACAGCGAGTGACTTCCCAAAGACTGACAGCACGGGGGAGAGTGTCTATTCTTTATCTGGGGGGAAAGGGTGATCAGTCGACATAGGGAGCGACTGAGGGGAAAGCCCTCGTTCCCCCCTCAAAAAAAATCAAGTCCCTCGCTGACATACGGCGAATTTCATTCAAGAAGAATGATCGTCGCTGTAACCCTCCCATGTCGGCGAGGGCACCAAAAAAAGGGTTAGAATATGACAGAGGAAATCACAGAACTTATGGAGATCTTGCGATCTCCATTTGATATCAGGAATATCAAATGGAGGGTGGGATCGACGGATCAGGCGAGAAAAAGAGGATTGGCTCTCGCCTATATCGATGCTCGGGATGTGATGGGGAGGTTGGATCAGGTGTGCGGTATCGATGGGTGGCAGGATGATTATGCCGAAGTACTCGGCAGAATCATCTGCCGGCTCAGTATACGTATGCCCAGGACTCCTGCCGACCCCCCAGGACTCCAGCCGACTGGGGAGTGGATCACGAAGTGTGATGGCAGTGGAGACACTGCCATAGAAGCCGAGAAGGGCGGTATCTCTCGGGCATTTTGTCGTGCTGCATCCCGATGGGGAATCGGTAGGTATCTCTATTACCTCCCCTCTACGTGGTGTGAACTGGACGAGAGGGGTAGAATAAAAAACCCTCCACAGTTGCCGACCTGGGCGATCCCAAAGGGCGTTGTTCGTGCATTGCATGAGATACCGCATAGATAAAAGCAAACGGTGGTGTTCCTGCCCTGCGTATACCTATGCCCGTTCGGACAGTAAAAAAACGTGCAAGCACCTCGATTCTGTGCAGAATCGAGGTGCAGTAAAAGAGTGGTCCATCTACAAGATGGGCGAAAGTCGGTGGGTTGCTGCGCGAGCTGATGTTGCCTTTGTCGCAACTGGCTGGTCAGACTTTTTCGGAGGAGACAAATGAATGCGTTCACGGAAGAGGTTCGGATGCAGCAAAACGCGATCATAGATTCGATCACCCAGGTGATCGACCTGGAGAAGACAATAGACTCGTCAGCGATTGTACAGGGGGCGTATATCGCTTCCCTAAGAGACTGCGATGCTCATATCCAATATGGGCAGACGTGGAAACAGTTTTGTATTGACCATCTCAATGTGGATTATCGCACTGCACATAGGCGTGTGCGTGCGTATCAGTGGCACTCCGTGCTCTGCATAGACCAGGAAAGATTGGGGGATATCCCCTATACGATCCTGGACGAGCTCTACGATATCCCTGACGATGTCGATGAGGCAGAGGAGATTATACAGGGTCTTCTGGGGGGGAATACCGTATCAGATATATACGAAATCTACGCACCGGAGATGGCGGTGCATCAACGGAAGCCATCTCCGGTGCGGTATGTGCGATGTCCGAAATGCACACATGAATTTGATTATAGTCAAAAATGATTATTTCTATCGTTTTTGATGACCAGGAATACGGGAAAATCTCCTCCCTCGCTGAGGAGATTCAGAAAAACAAAAAAAATAAAAGGATTGTATCGAAAAAAATCAATCCGCATCTTTCGGATCTGAGCATCTGCGAGATGGGGATCATGGGAGAGTGTGCCACTGCGCTACTGCTCGGAGTTTCGATCGATTCCAGGATCTTTGATCGGGGGGATGGTGGGGTGGACTTGAGCTATAGAGGCAAAACGGTCAGCGTTAAAACCACCCGGACAGGGTGGGATTTCGCCCTAATCAATAGTGATGATCGGGGCGTGAAGGATATCAATGTGCTTTGCTGGAAAATTGACTGTCGGACAGTGGAGGTAGTGGGGTATTTGCCTGCCGAAATTTTTCGGCAGAAACACAAAATCAAAGATTACGGATACGGAAATCGATATGTCTGCGAAGCGAAGTACTTCCGACCGCTCACGCACCTGCTCCGAGGTTGAGTTTGTTGTGCCGGGCGCGCCAGTGCCAAAGGCTCGGGCGAGGGTGGGAAAGTACGGGACATACACGCCTGTGCGGACGCGGAGGCACGAGAATACCATACGCGATCATGCATTTCTCGCGATGAAAAAAAACCGAGTTCATCGGATAGACGGATCGGTGGAGGTGATTATAGAGGTCATCCAGAAGAAAAAACGGGGAGATCTCGACAACCACGCAAAGGCGGTCTGTGACGCGATGAACGGGGTGGTCTATACCGATGATGCAGTGATCGACGATCTGCGCATACAGCGCACGATAGAGCCCCTGGAGCGCACCGTAGTCACTGTGAGGAAAATCAATGAACAAAAAAGAGCGTAGAGCCTGGGATATACAATGGGCGATGGCAGATATCGAGCGCCTCAGAATGGGAGGATACGACACATTTACTGCGCGAGGGGAAATCAGAGTCAGAAAAATAAAAGGAATGCCCCAGGAGAAGGGGCTATACCGGAAGATTGTGGATAGCTGGGACAGTCGCGCCAGGTTCGCAGTACAGACCTACCTGCGGATCGAAAAAAACCAGATCACTGCAAAAAAAAAACCAGGTCACTGCACGAGAAAAAAGATTTTGACCGAAAAAGAGAAGCCACGTGATGACTCGCAGGAGATGCTCCCCTTTTTGGATGAAAAGGGGAGAAAATGACTGAAAGAAGGAGAGGGATGCTAACATACGTGCCACATGTTCTTGCATGTGCCCATCATGAGGGAGGTTTAGGCATGAAGGTATCAGCGGTTGCCTTGAAGCGTTGTATTGAGCGGATCGAGGTATTAGAGCAGAAGGCAGGCGATGGAGATGAGGTTTCTGATACTGCATCGCTGACTTCATTGCGCGAGAGCATTGACAGAGTGCTGAGTGTGTGCGGTGGAAAGCCTGACTTCCTCAAAGTTGACGCAATCATCGACTTGGTGCGCCCTAT